ACGCATTTCAACTCGTAAAGGCTTGAAGGCCACAGTTAAAGGAATTCGTTGCTCAGGAAGATCAGCAACCTTACTTGGAAACACTTTAATAACTTTAAACACCTCGCTGCATATCCATGGTGATAATCTAGCAGCATGTTTGGTGAAAGGAGATGATTCAGTGTTGTACTTGAAAAATTCAATTGATGTTACACATCATATAGGTGTGTATAGAGACAATGGATTAATAGTGAAGTTGCGGCAGGTTACTAAAACAGACGCAGAATTTTGTTCTTCAATTTTCCTTCCCTGTTTAGAAGGTTCAGTGTTAGTTTCTAAGCCTGGCAAGCTCATAGCTAAAACATTTTGGTGCAAAAATTTGCACTATTCACCTCAACAGATTGAGGACCAATTTGTTTCTATAGCTAAAGGTTTACATAAGGTTTGTTCCATAACACCTGGAATCCGTGGCATTTATGCCAACCCGTTGTATCGTGCTAGGTATTCTAGAGTAGAAGCCCATTATGATGAATACAACGAGTATGCTTCTGAAATTTTAACTCCCACTGACGAAACTTCCGAGTTCATTTGTATGCGCTACGGAATCTCTGAATATGAATTGGTTGAGTTGGAAAATCAGTTAAGCAATGGATTTCCTATTCGTTTGGACTGTAGAGCAGCCACTCTCATGATAGAAAAAGACTGGGGCGACAGTATCGGAAATGATGGATTCCGAGAACGCGTTGATATTAACCCTAGTTTCGTCCACCACGCTATCATGATTTCTCCTGTTGCGGAAGAAGTTATTCGTTTCATTTCTCCACTGTGGTTTACTTTGTTATTTGGAATAATAGAGTCTCTGCATTATGGTGATTTGTGGAATTTCTTCATTCATGGGGTTCTTATGCTCTTGATGCATTATTCTTTTTGGTTGGCTCTTGTCATTCATTTAATTTTAAATTGGTTTTGTGGCCGGCAACAAAACATAACGAAAATTTTATTTGATAGACGAGACATGCCTAAGAGAAATAAATCCAAGAAAAAGCAAGTATTGACTGTAGTTGTTGCAGCAAAACCCAAGAAAAGAAACAACAAAAGGAGAAACCGTAAGGGAAGGGGCTCTGGCTCCAAGCATCCGTACGTGCTCTCAAAAATCAACCCATTTTTACCATCTGTTGAAGGGATCCGAGTGCCTGATGAATTCGGATTTCCAACAGGAACTGCACTGTTGCGGGCATCGACTGTCATAGGATCCGGTGCAAATGGTTACTCAGTTACAGCATACATGCCGTTGTTGACATCTTACCA